TATGTCTAGCCGCTACATAGTTACCTCTATCATCTCCAGTAGTATCCACAGTGAAAGGAGGGTTATCTCTGTAACTATCCCAAGTCGTAGGGAATGGGGCTTCAAAATTATTCCCTTGGAAAGTAGGGTCATACCCACCAATATAATAAAGGTCCCCTCTAAAGCCACTAAACTGAAACTCTACTTGAGATACTCCAGACTTGCTTGCGTATGTTGCAAACCAAACTTCGGTAGGGTATTCTACAGTGAAGTAATACATACCTTCTACACTTTCTTGGTTTGCATCAATTTTCATTTGGTGAATATTTATATGAGTTTCTACAACATTAGAAGTTACTTTAAAATTCCAATTGTTTCCTTCGGGAGGAGTTTCATTGGGTCCATAGCTTCTATGATACTCAATCTCTTGTTCTACGTGAAGGGAGGGGTATCTTTTCTTCATACCTGCAACAACATCATCAAATCTATACCTTAAAGCTCCGTTATAATCCCAATATCTAGACAGTTTAGTATCTCCATCAGGAGAGGTGTTCACTGTAAGGTTACTATTACCAGGTCGACTTGTTACTAAATTTCCTAAATTTCTCTTACCTTGAGATGAGTCTATACCAAGTTTGTCGTAACCGTGTAATATTTGATTTAAATCCGTAGCATAATGTCTAACGTAATACTCAGTCCATCCTCTAGAAGAAGTAAATTCAAACCTGTAATGTCCAGGAGGAAGAGATACTCCGTTCCTTATAGATGTTGTAGTTGCGTGAGCAGACCTTTCATACATGTCATTCTCGCCGGTGTTGCGACCACTTGTATGACCTCCAAATGTTCCTAAGTAAGTATCTCCACCTCTAGGAACACTAATTGTTCCAGGTTTCCATTTAGGGTCAGGGTTTCCAGCAACGTCTACATTGTCAGCATCGTACTGTATAAATTGACCATCACTTAAACCTGTTAAGTCTACATCTGTTAAACTTTCAAGAGTGCCTTGACCATAACCTTGAGATAAAACCCAATCAACAACATTATTAGGTACAGTAACTCCATCACCATTAATATCGACCTGTGCTGCGCTTCCTATTGCATTCTGAACATATCCTTCGGTAGCAAAATTAGATTGACTTAATAAGATATCATTTATAGCATCTGCTAATGTCTTATCATTTTCAAGCAAGTCTATCAACGGAAGATTATCAACCTCATAAAAGTAGGGGTCGTTTGGTTTATAAAATCTAATATTTTCGTTTACTGTTACCATTATACTAATTTATCTAGGTCGAAAAGATTCAAAGAGCGAACTCCGTGTCCGAATGAATAGTCTCCAGTTCCATCTCTACCTTCACCACCTCTTAATGGGTCAGTAGTAGACCTGAAGATTGAACATTGTTTTACCATCTTACTTGCAGAGTGTTTTGCGTTGGCAAATGTGTCTGCTGCAGTTTCATCTAAGAAGTTTCTTAGATAGCCTTGCCATTCCATGTGTAGTGGAGGTAGAGGCACCTGACTTGCGAGAGGAACTGCATTATTATCATGTTGTCCTATAGTTGCTGTATCAAGCATTTGATTTGGGAATATTGTATTACTAGCCACATACATGTTAGTGTCCATGTCTAGGTTTCTATAACCACCCCAAATAGGTTGCCCGTAATGATTATAATCTAACTGGGAAACTATAGGAGGTAACCCTTCGATAGCTCCTGCGGAGTACCACTGTTGTTCAATCATAGAGTGCAATCGTCTATCATCCGCGCCGTCTACAGAACTCGCTGCTGTACCTGCTCCTGCGTAGCCTTGTGCATTTAGCTGAGCTATAGGGGAGCCTCCTAAATCTTGGTGAGCTTGTCTTCCTGCAGCTACGTTACCACTAGCTTGGTCTGTATATAAATCTGTATCCTCGCTTGCTGATTCTCTAATAAATTCATAGTAACCCATTAAGTCAGAACAAACTCCAGTCAGTAATCGGAAAGGACCTGTATTTGTAAATCCTGTACTTCCGGCTAAATTACCATTGTCCTTATGGAATGCGTATGCACCGCCTTTACCATAATAATCTAAAGGACCTAAAGTGTCCCCTAATCCGCTAGCAGCTCCATATCTACCTGCAGGTCCATGGAATCCACATCCAGAAGGGTTAGCTCCGTTAACTCTTAAGTTAGATGCTACTATTCTTGAATTGTCAGCAATGTTCCACATGAGGATTTGAGAACCTCCATAGTGAGAGGAAGTACTTCCAAAGAATCCAGAAGCTCCATCTACAGTAACAAATCCATCACTGTCAAAACGTCTTCCTGCGTATCCGTGGATATGTTCTCCTCCAGAGCCGTCAATGTTGTAGTAAGCTCCTGAAAGGTCGTAAGCATTTGCCTTAACTTGGAAGTTTACTTGGTCTACAATTACATTACTTCCACCAACAGCTCTTACGCACATTCCTCCCGAAGATTTCTCATCTTGTTTGGTTGTGTCAGGACTCGAAGAGCTATCAAGACCTGCAGAGCCTCTAGCGTGAGCTCCTGGTACACTATGCATACTTCTGTAGTTTGTTAGTTTATCACTACTAGTTCCGTGGGCTCCTCCATTATTATTAGCAGCTTCTTCTGTAAATCCTTGAGGATAGAACTGAATAAAAGCGTTAGTGTGAGCTCCGTCTGATTTATCAGCAAGTTGTACAGAGGTTTGATTAATACTAGATTCAGTATAGAATCCAGATGCGGGAGTACCGCATTTAATCATCTCTAAAGTTGATTTGTCGTTAGCTACTAAACACGCTCTAGAAGAGTGAATCTCTACTCGGGTATGCCCGTCTTTATCATTAGGATTTAACGACTCATCATAAACCCCTTCATCATCTAAAGCAGGTCCAATCTCTATCTTAGAGAAGTGCTCAGCAAGAGCACCTACACCGTGTGAAGTAATTTTAGTAGGACCTGATATTCTAATCCTAGAATTATTGCCTGCGTAAAGACCACTCTTGGTCCACTCTACTTTTAATTCGGCAGCAGTGTCAGAGAATGCGGCTGCTGATATAACTGTAGAGTACGCAGAGGTTCCGTAAAGGTCTGCCGTTGAATTATTAGTAACTTGTAACGCTCTACCTTTGACAGATGCTTTTACAGAGCTAGAGTCTGCGTGACCATCTTTCATAATATCATTAAAAGCAGCAAGACCTAGCAATCTAGCATGTGAATTATTATCAACAGAGATTAGAGGTAAATTTCCTTTTTCGTACTCATTAATAGTAGCTCCATTTAAAATCTTACCATTAGCAGCTTGCATAGCTCGTGTTAAAGTAGGGTAAACCCTACCTCCAATTAACCCTGCATACTCACCTGATTTTGCAATTTTAGAATCGCTAAAGTTAGAGTTGTTGTGAACTTTAATATTATAAGCTCCGTTATCTGTAACACACATTGCAGGAGTTGTTCTTGAATGTCCTGCTCTATGTTCCCATGCATTAGCATCACCTTGGTCGTATCCTGCTGTATATCTTTGAGCTCCGATATTATAAACAAACTTAGTAGCGTCTAAGTTTAATCCGGTTTCTTGATTACATTCAGACATGACACCCATTGCTCCTAAGTAAGATTTAGTAGCTCTTACACCATCTACTTCATTAGCCTGTGCTCTGATAATACCTTGGTACTTAACATTGGAATCTTCAAAAACAAATCCATTTAATTTATTAAAGGATGATATTAACTGAGTTGTTTGGTAATCTTCATAACCAGCACCTTGTTCGTGGTCTCCAGTATGTCCTCCAACTCCACCATAAACTTTACAGTTTTCAAATAACCATCCGTTGCCTCCATTAGACATCATCATATAACCATGCTTACCTAGGTTGGACGTTCCCGAAACATTAGTTAAGCTGCTATCTGAATCAAAATTAACAGTTGAGTTAGTAGCGTAGAATCCATGTCCACTAGTATCAATATCAAACAAGTCCCTATCATAGAACCCTGTAGAAGGTCTCTCAGCGGTAGCAAGATTTCCGGTCTTCGTTCCATTTAGAGGGTAATTACGATAACCTACAATACCACCTTCAACTGTTACGTTAGAGTTGTCAATCTTAAATCCTGCTTTTCTATTTCTGAAAGATGCGCAAGAAGTTAGAATAACGTCTGAGTTTTGAATATCAAAACCTATAGCGGATGCGTGGTGAGTTCCGTAAGCTGAGTCTATCAAAGAGGTTGCGCTTACACCATCTACACATACACCTTTCAAATGTATTTGACCTCCTCGACAATCTTCTATTTTTACATTAGTGAAGTGGTTAGCGTATGCATATATTGGAGACACTACATCAGCAGCTGCTCCTGAAGAAGCATAGTCTGTAGCTCTAAATGATTGTTGTAATGAATCTTGAAACTCTCTAGGATTAGCGTCGCTACCACTTACTGATTGGTCTCTATCCCAAGCATATGGGAGACCTTTAAAAGTAAAATTACCTGTATTTGATGTCTCCGCAATTATGAAAGGTTGTGTACTAGAGGTGAAAAAGAATGGCTCTCTTATAGGCTGTTCAGAAGAGCTGTGAACAGTTCCAAATACTAAAGAGTTTTGATTCCATCCATTAGTACCACTAACAAAACAACTAGCTCCATTCCGTGTGGATGCTCTTGTTGAAATTGTATTCCATAAGTCTCTTGAATCTATCTCGTCTACGTAGGCTTCATCTCCATAAGGTGTAAGTCCTGTATAGTGAGTGTATCCTCTAGTCTTGCTAGTAGTTGCATGGTTGCCTTGTATAGAGGCAGCATAGTTTCTATTTATAAACTGTAAAGCTCCATTACCTTTTAAGGTTATACCTTCTAGTTTTAGTTCACCTAAATCTCCATATTCACAAAGCTCTACTAGAATTGGAAAAGTAATTATTTTTGGAATCCTATCCAAAATGTCTGTAATGTTATCATATACTGACATGTTGGTATCGGCAGTACTTGATAACACCATCGTAACTCCTTCGATAGAAGTTGATAATTGTCCTGTGTTTAGAGCGAGAGCATCTGTTCTACTTTCTAAATCTTCAATAGGAATATTGTCTTGCTCCCAATTATAAAAGGAGCTTGCTGTATACTTTCTAACATCTGTAAGAGCTCTTGAAGAAAGTACGTAATTACCGCCAGTGATATCTGTAATCATAATTTAAAACTGTAAGGTCCATCTAAAGATTAAGGAGAATCCCTCTCCTTTGGATAATGCTGCGAAAGAACGATACGCAACCATGTAAGATACCTCGTCCGAGTGTGCAAATGGATTTTTACTAAATAGACCTATCTCTTTAATATCTTTTCCATTTGCGGTATTCTCATCTAATACTAGAGAGAATGTAACTTTAGTTTCTGAACTCTTATTAATATAAGCAGGGTTTATCCTAGCAAAAGCCATGTTGGATGTGGAACCCGCTCTCTTATGAGTGTGTATATCTAGTTCAGTCTCCCCGTAATTAGCTACAGTTAAAGGGGTTGTTAGCCCTGTAAGGCTTGATGCCATTGTTGCTGAACCTGTTCCTGCTTGAAAATATGCTATTGAAAAATTTTCTATAGATTTAGCAAAATCTGAAATGGAGAACATCTCTGCAAGAGTTTGTCCCATTCCAACAGTAATAACGTTATGGTCAGACATAACGACTTCAGAGGTACCGTCATTGTACCTTTTAATAATTTCTAAATATCCTTTTGGATTTAGTCGTTCTAAAAGTGATTGTGATGCCATTAAAATGTTATTCCCCAGTGTATGGTGATGTAATCGTCATTAGACGAGGCTTCGTTAAGTTTAAGACCTCCTGGCAAGAAAATTTTCTTAGCAAAGAGCTTAAACACGGGATTACGAGCCGGGTCTAGATTATATAGGTCAATAGACGCAGTCTCTGTTTCATCTGCGTATTTAGCTAGAGTTTTTTTCCTATCTAAGGTCCATAAGCCTATAGAGCCTATCCCTCCGTAGTAATAGTCTAAAAATTTCCAATCTTCGTATTTTATTGTTAAAATATATTTTACTTCTCTTGTGGAGCTTAAAGTTCCTATAGCAGATACCACGAATCCAGCACTAGCATCTCCTTCTACTTGAGAACCTCTAGCTACTCTACTTTCTAAGATAAATCCATCACTGTTTACAGAACTAGTATCATTAAGTTTGCCTACTACTGCAGCTCCAGACATATCATTAACCCTAGAACCATCATTAGTATATCCAAAGGTGTCTGCGGGAAGTGTGATACCTCCAGAAGGGATGTAACATCCATGAGATACAATATCTTCGAAATCTAAATCTGCATACGCTCCATGAGCTGAGAAGCTAATATAATTTAGAAAATGTCCTAATTTGCCAGGACCTACAGAACTAGTTTGAACCGTAGTGTCAAGAGGTGAAGGGCTTTCAGGAGTAAATGAACTTATATCGAAAGAAGAATTACTTCTATAAACTCTAATATCTGATAGTAGCAAAGATGAATCTGCACTTGCAGTATAATTACCTGCCGCATCTTTTGAAGCATACGGAGTAATCTTAAACTCTAACCTAGTATCATCGTCTAAGAATCTAGGTGAAGGTATTCCATCTGAGAAGTACTCAAAAAATGTTCCTGCTCCTACAGTGATAGTGTTGTCCGTGGGATTGGACCATGCAGCTAAATCATCCGTATTTCTACGCCATCCACTTGCATCCGAATCATAAGTATAAGTCTTATCGTCTGAAGTGTGAGCTTTTAACTCTACAGCTATACCGTTAACATTTGCGGTGTGCTGATATTTAAAAGCGTAGTGGATATAATCACCGGACAAAGGAGCTAACTCTTCTTTTGTCATTGTGTGAGTTATATCAAATCTACCTGCAGAAGCGTCTTCTTTAAAATCAAATTGAGCGTAGTAATCAGTTCCTGATGGATTGCTTTGTACGTTTACCGCAGCTGTTTTATTGTAATGTAAATTCTTTAAAGTGTTATTTATAACCGGTGATTTTGTAAATATTGAATTGTTAGTCGTAACGTTCGTATAATTATCAAGATTATAATCACCTTGATATAGAATGAGGGCTGAGTCTACAACCTTTATTTCAGAAAGTTCAAATCCAACAAACTCAGAAGTATCAAGTTGGTTTCTTGAATTTGGAATCCATCTAATATAAACATCATTTGCGCTAACTCCTGTTATAGGTCCTACGGTCTCAGTAACCACGGAAGTGGATAGAGGAAGAGTGTAAGGTGCGTCGTTTACAGGGTACCCTGCAGAAGATTGTTCCCATTGATGAGTTGTAAAATTATAATAATCATACTCTTCTAAATCATCAGCTATGCTGTTATTTTTTAGAAGTTCAATCTTGGGAGCTTGTGAACTATTAATAGTTTTATATTTAATTGCTAAGTAGTATGACCTACCTTCTTCCAATCCTGTAACTTTCTGTGAAAAATAAGGATGATTAAACTGGAATTGATTATGTTGAAATCTACAAGCAAGAGCACTACTCTCTAAAGGATATATGAACGAGCTTGCATTAGTGTATTGATTATCTATTCCAGGTATCCTACCAAAAGAAGGGCTTGCTATGTACCAGCTTTGGAATGCTGAAGCTGTACCCGCACCTAAAAATCTAACTGTTATATCTCCTTGTAAATCATCTGTAAAGGTGTGGAAGTTTATAGGTATTGAAACGAACTTCCATGAGGCAGACTTAGGAATCTTCAAAGGTAAAGCGTCAGTAGCGGTATCCAACCATCTTGAATGGTCTCCTGCGTTACCGCTGAAACAATATGTTTTACCTGTGGAACTTCTAAGCTCTACTCTCAAATCGTTAGCGCTAGCATGTTCTGACATGCACCAAAAAGATAAGTTATAACCATCAGAAAATAAATCACTTCTAGAAACAGTATCTCCGTTTACTAAATGATTTTCTTCTTTAGGGATTTGAAATGTTTGTTCTATATAAGCAGCAGCCTTCATTGAAGCGTTGTTTATATGCTCATATGATGATGCTCTTAAATCAACATACCCTGCAGATTTTTGGTCTAACCCTAGAGATAAAGAAGAGGCGTACCATCTTACACTACCACTAAGGCTTAAATCATCATTAGGGGTAGAGCTTTCTGTAATAGGATTGTATGTAGTCCAATCTTCAAAATCCGATATGTTTAACTGTCTACATTCCCCTCGGTTTGTAGCGTCTACTGGACCAGGGGTATTGGTTTCAAATTTTGTATTTTTAAGATAACTCTGTGTTTTTATAAAATTTATATTATCTAACGCAGATACGTCATTTATTAAAAGGTTTGGACCTGTTCCAGAAAAATTATAATTAAAAATTCTAGGTTCTAGATTATAGAATTTATCTACAGATGTTCCAGAAGCTAGAGTTGGAGTTAAATGTCTTGCAGTTCTATATCTAAAATTTTCTTTTGCAGGACCTAGAGTTATGGCTTTTATTCCCATGCCAGATACAGCAGTAGAATAAGCTGTTTGTTGGTCTAATGAAGATGGTTCAGGGTTTATAGTTAAAGCATCTACCACATGTTCTCCAGCAGCATCTACAATCAAATTATGCTCTTCGAAAATTAAATCTTTTCCCGAAGAGTTTCCTTGATAAATTTCTATGTATCCTTTCATTAATCGTCATCCAAATCGTAGAGAACTCCAGAACCATAAGGATGTAAATTATCATTAGTTCCTAGGTGGTCATGTCCTCCAAAGCCTTCTATGTATGTTCCTCTAGAACCGCCATTAGTTCCAAAGACTTCATAAGTTAAATTGTAATTTCTTGATTGTTTACCTCCAGCTAGTAAATCAAAATGTTTAAAGACGACATCCATCTCTTTAAAATCGTATTCATTTTTAACTGCAGTATAAGTAGTATCTCTCATAGAGACACTATCAATAGTTATGTAATTATCTATCTGCTGACTAGGGGTTGCGTTAGCAAATTCTACGTAATAGGCAGTGTTATCATTATGTGGTTCCTTACCATGACGAATAAATATAGAATTTGATTTATCGTAATTCGTATTCCGATTCCTAGTGCTAAAATTTAAATTAATTGTTACCCATCCCGTAGGAACTCCATCGGAGTCTCTTTCGATATCAAAGTCACGCATTGGAATTATATTCCAAGAATTATTAGATTTATTTAAATTATTCCAGCTATTTTTTGAAAAATTGTAAAAGAACTGGTGTAAATCTCTATCTGCATAATCTGTATAATCTAACTCAGGAATTGGGTCGGTATAAATTCTAACACCTAAAGAGTTGCTAACAGGATAATTAGTTCTTGCTCTAATTGTCATGTCATAGCTTCTATCAGGTATTAGAGAGTTAGGTTGAGAGCTGTTTGATTCTACCAAACTTATTGCACTTACATATGTAACGCATAATTGATTAGTTCCTTTCCCTGCAAAGTATAAATCAAGTTGGTACTCATCAGATGGGAAGAATCCACTACTTACTGTTATATCATTTTTTGTAGTAGTCATAGTAGTGGTTGTAGTAATATTAGGGACTGAGGCTGAGGCTGCACTAATCCAAGTTGTACCATTCCAGTCTGAAATCTCTCCTCTAGCTGCTGCACTTAAATTTTTAAGATTGTATCTTATACCACTGCAGTCGGCTTCTAAAGATTTATGAGTGATTGCAAGTGTATAAAGTCTTTCAGGAATTAACCCTTTAATAACTCTTACTCCTTTATGACCTGTTCTTAGTATACAGGAGTCGGAGTTACCTGCAGCTCCTGGACCTGATGCTGTTGCAGCAATCCAGTTTGTTTTTCTATCCCCATGACCTTCTACAGCAGATACAACTATACTACCATTCTCAGCTCCTACTGAATAAGCTGTAGGTGTTTTAGTAGAATCTATTAGCTGCCACCCTGCAACTGAAGAGGTGTAGTTGGTTCCATATTCGTCACCGCTAACAGAAGGGGTATACTTAAATTCACCGTTCTTAATATAACTTCTATTTCCATCCAATGGAAATCTTACGCAAGCACTTTCATCTAAGTCTGTAATTGAAAAATCATTGTTATATAAAGAGACGCTACCCTTACCATCAGAAACCTTATCATCAGAGCTATAAACACTACTTACTTCATTAACAACTACAAAAGATTTAGAGCCTTGGCTTGCTCTTCCAACTAACTCTACATTATCTAAAGCTGTTCTACATACTCTGTACCCCTGTCCTGAAGTGTGAAGATACTTAACATCATCCCTATAAGATTCAGTAGGTATATCAAGTATGGAATTAAACAAAGATGAGCTTAAAGTATACTCAATACCACTTGCCGATGTGTAACGGTCTCCATCAGTTGAAGGGTTGTTAAAAATGTATTTCCAATGAGGATAGAAAGATAGCTTATTAGTTGTATCTGTATTATATGCTGAATTAGTTTCAATCTCTTTTAAGTTAAGTCTTCCTGCGAAAGTAAAATTATGATTCTCTAGAAGAGGACCAAAGATATGCGCAGCTAAGTATCTTCCTCCGTAGTTTCTTTCTACGTGATACTTATCATCAACATATTCTGCAATCTTAAGAAGTTTAAACTGTTTATTAAAATAAGAAATGTAATCAAAGTAAGAAGCATGGAAAGGACTTCCAAATGCAAAACTATCTAATGTGTAATCATCAAAGGAGTCTGTTTCTCCTCTCTGTATTAGTTTGTTTATAATGATGCGTTTTATTGCGGGCATTTCATTTCTACTAATAACTACATCACAAGGGTTTCCAAATGGAGCTCTACATGGGAAAGTAGAAGATACAGCTATCTGATTAAATACAGCATTAGTTTGTTCTATACCTCCACGTCCATTAGGTAAATAATATTCTGTGCCTGGAACTTCTGTCCCTCCTTCGTATTTTATCTCCATGGCACTCATAGCTAATTCATTTGATGCGTCATACACACCACTAAAATCTCCTGATGTCGAGTAGAAATCTCCTGAAGAAAAATTAAACCCTAAAGGTATAAATTCTCTACTATGTGCTTTTAGATTTGAGATAGAAGAAGGTTCTACTGCACTTGCATTTACGAACGCCGTAGGAATAGGCATTCCGTTTCCATTTCGAGAATAGAAGTGAGGAGAATTATCATATTTAAAGTTTCTTCTTCTACCCGAAGCTCGTGGGGTGTTAGCATGGGATACTTTAGTTGGAACTCCCGCTACAGAAGAAACAGTAATTGTTGAATTTACAACATTATTAAATATGAACTGGTCCGAGTCAGCTTGGAATCCGTGTCCTAAATTTTCAAAGTTTAATTCATTTTTAAATATTCTAATACATACACCATCTTCAACAAATATATCCGATAGTTGGTTATAAGTATCTGTTAAGGACGTGGATGCAAATATCTTAATCACCACGTGGAAAGGAGCAAACTGTTTAAATACGCTATTTATATTTGCCATTATAGTAGGAACATCTATTCCTACCCCTTCTATATCATGGCTAAGATTATTTAAATCTATTTCAGAATGTACCAAAGAACTTTTCGAGCTCCAGAAATCTATTAAATTTAATTTAGCCCCTTCTCCTGATGCTATTACAGAAGCTAAGTTCGGAGGAACTTCCATGGAGCTTGTATAGAACTTCCACTTATCATTCCAATTTAATTGATAGATGCTGTTATCTGCATACGTTTGTTTCTTTAGTATATCTAACAAAGAATCAACGTAAGAAGCGGGTATTTCTAAGCCTCCACCACCTGCTGCGAATCCAGTTTCTGCGTCACGTTTACCTTTTAATAAATCTTCTAGAATGTCTATCTGAGCAGAAGTAAAGTATGTATTATCATAAAACCTGTCATTCTCCCAAGGAGGTACAGGAACACCTTCTACTCCTCTATGAGCAAATCCATTGAAGTTGGGATTACCTTCTTCCCACGTTGTTAAATCAAACTTCTTCCCGCTAAAATATATACAACCTCCTTCAGGAGTAACAGTCGTTGGGGGAGTTAATTTGTGAAGCTCTTTCAGAACATAGTCTGTAGCAAATCTATAATTTAAATCATGATTGTCAGAAGAGTAATGAGAGTTTGGAATACCTCTCAAAGTTCCAGGTCCATAGTCTGGGTCTGCTAAAACGGCTGACTCCGTAGCAATTAAATAATAAATCATACGAGGGAGGAAACACTCCCAAGTCTCTTTCATATTTTTAACTACATCTATTTTATCACCAGGAAATACTAAATCAATAGCGTCTTCTAGACATCGTTTAGTTCCCTTACTTTTATATAAGTAAACTGCCTTACGAAGTTGAGCTCTCCATCGGTCAACATCTCCAGTCATTAACTGCCAACCTATCAAGGTTGCTAAGTACTGCAAGAATTGGGGTGGACATCTTTCAATATCAACTAAATCCCCTAACTCGTCTATGGTGGTATTGACATCATAAAACCCGAAGCTAACTGCTTGTAAAAATTTTGTAAAGGCACCTCCAGCTACTTGCTTCGGAGCAAAAGCTCCAGTGTTTAAATATAAATCTAGATAAGTGTCTAAAGTGGTTGAGGTTTCATCAGCCTCATCATACCAAATCTTTACTAAAGTTTTTAATGAATCTAATTGTTGGGTTCCAGAAGCATAAGTGTCTCCAGAAACTGCTGTATTAACTCTTCCCAGGATAGGAGGAATGTAATCGGCTAATGCTGTGTTCGTTTCCCTGTTTCTCCAAAAATATTCAAACAGTAAAGATACACCGTCTTCTTCTGTAAAGGTTTTGTTATCATAAATCTGCATCATAGCAGATGTAACTCCTGCAGAAGGGTCGAATCCTCCTGAAGGACCACTAGTATTTAAAAAATATAACCAGGATAAATTATCCTTAAGATATGTATGTGCTAGTGGTAAAGTAGAAACAGTCGAGTCGACATACTCCTCAATACCTTCTTGATAAGTAGTAGTTGGAGTGTTTAGATGAATGTTTGGAAGAAGAGTAGAAGATACAAAATTTTTAAAATCTGTTCTGTTAGGAAATGCGTCGAAAGATGTATTCAACGGCTTTAAAATTTTCTGCTCTAATATGAAAGGTCTTACATTAGTTTTATTATTTCTAAGAATAAAATGCTGTCTTATAGCTGAAGCTTCTGTAGCACTTACATTAAAAAGAGTTTTTATATCTTCAACAGCCTTTAGGATTTTACCTAATACAGTATACTGAATATCTTCCTCGGTTCCATAGATAGAAAAATCGGTATCACTATACAAATCAGGTACTAATGAATTTATTACCTCAATGTAATTGTGTTTGTAGTACTTTCTGTTTTTTAATCTTCCTACACTACCTATTCCTTTTTTCCGTGCCATTTTATACGTATTCTATGGTAAATTCAACGTTGTTTAGTTGTAAAATTTCATTAAGGTCTAATTTTATATCTTGAGTTAGGTTATCTAATTTAGAAAATCTAATCTCAGGAATCTCGAACAGTAATCTGTTGAGTTCATCTATTCTAATCCTTTCTCCAAACTCTCTATTAGAAATATCAAAGAAAGATAAAACTTTATTTGCTGCTGTACGCTTAACGTCATCTTCAAAAGGTTTGAAGGTTTTATCAACAAACAAGGTTGCCTTTAGGTCAAGGGTTCTAATTAATCCGTCTACGATAGTTAACTCATCAGTTAACATTTTATAACTACCTAAGTAATCTAACAGCTCATGTTTGAAAGCTATCGAAGCTCTCTCTATTTGAGATTGTACACCATCTACTTCATCTGCATATGCTACTAAGTAAATATCAATCATATTGGCTCCAGCACCTGAGTTTCTAAGAACTGCTGTTGCTTTACCTGTTGACCCTGTCGTGCTTGTAAATCTATTTGCAAATGTAGTATAATCTTCTCCAGTAACAGCTCTGTACTGTGTTTTGAAAAAGTAAGGAGCGTATTGCTTGGCTTTTGCTACTGTTTCTGCATCTGAGCCTCCAGTTGCTTTTGTAGAATTTATAACTGAACATGTAACTGCTCCATCAGCTGAGTGTGTTCCAGGAATGGATACGTTTATAGATGAAGGAGCTACGTTACCTCTAGTACCTCCACCTGTTCTATAAGTTACGGTGTAAGTATCATTAGGGGTTGGAGATTTACCTCTTACGTCATCCCCGAAAACCAAAGTTGCAGAGTAATCATCTAAATATGTTTTTTGAAACAATAAACTAGATGCATCGGCTAAAAATAAATTTTCAACCTCATTGTAAATGTCTCCAGAACCAGTTCTTACACTTATACTACCTTCAATTATAGAAGGGTCTGTAATTGATATAGTGTGAATAGTATCGACTGAACCAAAAGTTCCAGTTACAGTTTTCATTTGACCTTCAAGTAAAATTAATTTTGAGAAATCAGTTCCTGCATTATTTAAAGATTCGGTTCTAGTTAACACGAGGTCCTGCGCATCTAAATCAACTTTTCCATTAGTATCAACTTCATAAAGAACAAAAGATGCGTTCCCAGTATCTCTATTGCTGGTTACATTAAAAGTTCTATCCGCTTGCGATATTGTATAAGTTTCACTACCTGCTAGATTGTTACCTGCAGGTAAGAGTAGTTGACAACTTGCTTTTGAACTACTAGGTCCTTTTAATCTAACCCCTATAAGTTGTAAAAGTTTTCTTAAGTTCTGAGGATTTTGAACAGAGCTCAAGTAGGCTTCATTTGCTAACATATCTGCTTTGAAAGATAAAACACTCGCTAAGTAGCTAAAAGTTTCTACTAACATGATTCCTAAATCTGATTCTACAAAATTATTAAAGTCGTCTGGATATACAGCTCGAAGGTAGTTAGTTAGAGATGTT